TCCTAGTGAGCGACATCGAGGCCATACAGCAGTGGGCCGGGAGTCTGAACATGAAGCACGTGACGGCATGACGAGGAGCGCACGCAATATGGAGTATTACGAGGGAAGATGGTGCATCACGATGCACGAGCTCGTAGAAGGCGGAGTGATGAGCGAGGCCAACTACAAGCGCATGGCGCGTGAGAACCGCCTGAAGATAGCGCGTCCGGGCGGAGGCCAGGGCAACTACGCTCTCGTGACCGTGGAGTCGCTGCCGGACCGCTTCAAGGAGCGGGTCTACAGGGCTTATCCACAGGGGGACCGCCAGATGCTGGACAGCTGGGTGCGCTCGAACTACGAGCTGGACCAGGGGGCGGTGGTCTTCTTCAACGACCTGGAGCGCACGGGCGTGGGTCTGAGCGAGGAGCGGAAGCATGAGTATATTGTGAACGCTTCGGTCCTGAACTGCTGCATCAAACTGCATGACAACGGGGTCTTGATCAATAAGCTGATGGGCCGCGGGTATGACTGGGAGATGATGGCGGCGACGATCGAGAGCCTGCGCCGACAGGTGGGGCACACGCTGCCGACCTCGACGCTGCGGTTCAGGAAGAAGGTGGCCGAGTACCGACGGGAGGGCTACGGATGCCTAATCAGCGGTAAGTTCGGCAACCAGTCGGCGCGAAAGGTGAACCTAAAGGCGGAGCAGTTGATATTGTCGATAGCCGTCTTGCCGAACCGACCGACGGTGCCGCAGGTGGTGGAGCTGTATAATCAGTTCGTGTGCGGGGAGCTGGACATCTACGACCCGCAGACGGGGGAGCTGTTCCAGCCGAAGGACTTCGAGACGGCCGAGGGTGAGCCTCTGGTCCTGAGCGAGTCGACGGTGACGAACTACCTGACGAAGCCGAAGAACCGCGTCCTGATTGAGCAGCGGCTGAATACGTTCACGACCTTCATGCACGAGTCGATGCCGCACATGCACCGACACGCTCCGGAGTTCTCACTGTCGAAGGTGACGTTCGACGACCGTGACCTGCCGCGTAAGCTGCGGGACACGAAGGCACGACCGAAGGCCTACTACGCCTACGACGTGGCGAGTCAGTGCTGCATCGGCTACGCCTACAACAGGAAGAAGAACGTGGACCTGGTGGTGGAGATGTTCCGCAACATGTTCCGATTGATCGACCGCATGGGTTGGGGCTGCCCGGCCGAGGTGGAGGTGGAGAATCACTTGATGAGCCAATGGCGGGAGAGCTTCCTGAAGGCGGGGACGATGTTCCCCTTCGTCCACTTCTGCGCGCCGATGAACTCGCAGGAGAAGACGGCCGAGGCCTTCAACGGCGCCAAGAAGCGCAGCGTGGAGCACAGGAACCACGTGGGCGTGGGTCGTTTCTACGCTAAGAAGTCGCGCTACCGGACGGAGAGTCAGAAGGTCTTCGACGAGGAGAATGACCGCTATGAGGACTATGAGTATTACAGCTGGGAGCAGCTCATCGCCGAGGACATCGAGGACATACGCCAGTACAACATGGCGTTGCACACGAACCAGAAGAAGTATCCGGGCATGACACGATGGGACGTCCTGGTGGCGAATCTGAACCCGGCGCTGCAGCCGCTGAACAAGGCTATCATGGCCAAGTACATCGGGGACCATGTGGAGACGTCGGTCCGAAGGAACAGCTACTGCAGGGTGGAGTACACGGACTGGTGGCTGAGCAGCACGAAGGTGCTGGAACGGCTGGCGCCGAACAACTACAAGGTGGACGCCTACCTGCTGCGTAGCGACACGGGCGAGGTTGAGGAGGTCTATATCTACCAGAATGACCAGATGGTGGACCGCCTGCAGAACGTGGGGACGTACAACACGGCTGCGGCGGAGGCTACGGAGCGGGACCGAGAGGTGTTCGTGGAGCAGCGCAAGAAGGTGTCGGAGTTCACGGGCTATGTCAGCGAGCACGCGATACAGCGGGTGGGCATCGCCGAGAAGCCGCGGGTGCCACTGCCGAGCGAGCCGCCGGGACTGACCCACGAGGAGGAACGCCGGGCGCTGATGGTGGAGGTGACGACCACCGAGGAGCGCGATGCGGCGGAGCTGGAAGAGTGGCTGATGCCGACGCCGGCGAACACGGGGGCTCGAGCCTTGGATTCTATTTAGGACGGATAACCAATGATAAGAAAACACTAAAAAGCTATTGCTATGATTACAGCAGAGATTCAACAGAAGATTCTCAGCGCGATTGAATCGAATCGCGCCAACTACCCGAGCGATGCGAAGCACGCCGCCTCACTGGGTATCAGTACGAGCGTGTATAGTGCGCTGCGCAACGGTAAGACGGAGCGCATGATGAGCGACGCGATGTGGGTGACCGTGGCTCGCAAGTTGGGGGTGAACCTCCGAGGCGAGATGGAGTGGCGTCCGGCCAAGACGGAGACCTTTGAGTTTGTGACGACGCAGCTGGCGGCCTGTCAGGAGAGCGGCCTGAGTGCTATCCTCTGCGACCTGCCGAACATCGGGAAGACCTACACGGCGCGTCAGTATGTGTCGAGGAACGCCAACGCGGTGTATGTTGACTGCTCGCAGGTGAAGACGCGATGCAAGTTGATCCGCAAGATTGCGACGGAGTTCGGCGTGGATAGCAAGGGGGCGTACAGCGAGGTGTATGACAATCTGGTCTACTATCTGCGCTACATCGACCACCCGATGATTATCCTGGACGAGGCGGGCGACCTGCAGAATGAGGCCTTCCTGGAACTGAAGGCGCTGTGGAACGCTACGGAGCGGTGCTGTGCCTGGTATATGATGGGTGCGGACGGGCTGAAGGAGAAGATCAATCGCTCGATAGAGTACAAACGCGTGGGCTACACGGAGATGCTGAGCCGATACGGCGACCGTTATAGCCGCGTGACGCCGGAGGACGGCAAGGAGCGTGAGAAGTTCTTGATGCGCCAGGCGGTGGCCGTGGCGCGGGTGAACGCTCCGGAGGGCACGGACGTGGCTGCCCTGGCGCGTAAGACGGCCGGCGGGCTGCGACGGGTGTACACTGAGATTGAGAAGCTGAAGCGGCAATGAGCCGCACCGCCTTGAAGAACATCGAAGAAAAGTCAACACATTACGATAAGAGATGAAAAGAGCATACAGTCCGAAGGACATACTGAAGAAAAACTACAAGACGATACCGTGGGACGGGGAATGGAAGCAGTGCTTCGGGGAACCGGAACGGAGCGAGGTGTGGTTCATCAGCGGGGCGTCAGCCTCGGGCAAGAGCAGCTTCACGATGCAACTGGCCAAGAAGCTATGCGAGTACGGCGTGGTGCTGTACATGAGTTATGAGGAACTGACGAGCCAGTCGTTCCAAGCGCGCCTGGAGCGCTTCCACATGGGCGAGCGTCAGGGGCGGTTCCGAGTGGTAGACTCGGACACCTACGAGGAGCTGGTGGAGCGCCTTAAGCGGCCGAAGGGGCCGAGCTTCGTCATCGTGGATAGCTTCCAGCACTCGAAGTTCAGCTATGAGCAGGCCGAGGAACTGCACCGCCTGTTCCCCCACAAGAGTTTCATCTATATCTCGCAGGAGTCGAAGGGGCGACCTATGGGCAAGCCTGCGGAGCGCCTGAAGTACCTGGCGGGCGTGAAGATTCGCGTCATCGGCTATGAGGCCTTCTGCCAGGGACGATTCATCCCGGAGCCGGGCGTGAGGTTCACGGTCTGGAACGAGGGGGTGCTGAAGGTGACGAATAACCTGCCGGTGCGGCCGAGTAATACGAACTCTCAAGAACCGGAGCCATGAGTAATATCGAACAATTTATCGACCTGCGCCCGACGGACCGCCTGCGGCCGGGGCACATGACGGAGTACATTGAGGCTCACGAGTATGAGTGCCCACGCTGCCACAAGACGGGGCGGGTGCTGACGGAGGACATGGAGGGCGTACACAGCCAGCGCTGTCCTCTGTGCCAAGGGACGGGACGCCTGATGGCGGAGATCCGGATTACATGGCTGCCGGAAGAACTGGTATAACCTACTTTATCCACTAACAATAAACACTCAAAACACTATGGAGAAAAATGAACAAGAGGTGCATGACTTCGGGCGATTCTTTTCGCTGCTGCACCAACTGAGTTTACAGCCCCACACGGGAGACCCCGAGGACATCAAGCGGGACCTGGTGGAGCGCTTCACCCTGGGGAGGACGAAGAGCCTGAAGGAGATGAAGCTGAAGGAGTACCAACTGATGTGCCGCACGATGGAGAGCATGTTGGTCAACGAGATTGATCGTCGCAAGGAACGGAGCCGCGTGCTGAATCAGATGCAGCGCATGGGTATCGACACGACGGACTGGACGCGGGTGAACGCCTTCTGTGAGGACACTCGTATCGCGGGGAAGCCCTTCGGGAAGTTGACGGTGCAGGAACTGGTGAAGCTGCGCGTGAAGCTCTACATGATTGAGCGGCACGGCGGGCTGGACAAGGTGACGAAGCAGGTGGGCGCCGAGGCGCTCGAGGCTATGAAGTAAGAACTAGATTATAACCCTATTAAAATTCAATTAAAATGACAGACGAAAGAAAGAGAGTCGTAATCATCATGAGCCTGATCTACGAACAGAATCAAGACCTCAACGACGAGGAGTATCATCACACGCTGGAGGCTATCCGGGACGAGATTGACAGAGTCCTGAAGGGCGAGCCCAGAAGCCTCTTCGACGAGGAGGAGAGTAAGTAACTAGAATATTAACCGGACGGAAAGACGGCACACCCGCTGGACAGGGTTCATAACTACGGGAGTGTTTTTCTTGGTGCCCAGCCGCACCCACGGGCATGAAAGCAATTTCAGCGGCAGGGTCTGTATTGGAACACCCGCACTAAGCGTCAGTCCGGACGTCCACAATTACAACAACAATGGATAGAAAAGAAATTAACAATGCAGCCAATGCGTGGGCTGAGCAGGATCCGCAACGAAGAGCTGTATATCACGTTGCTTGCGAGATGGAAGACGACGGCGACCCGATTCTTTCAATGACAGTAGCCGGGTATAACTATCTGCTGCTCCGCGATGCAATTGCCGCGACGATGTGCCAGTGTCCTAATATCTACACTCTCCTCAAGAGCGCCGTGGAAATATACCAACAGAAAAAGCAACAGGAAGAGCAACAGAACTAGCATCCAACACAGTCGGTTTATCCTCGCCCTGTTTGCGGGGGCTCTATAATTCCGGGTCATAATGTACGATGAAGAGACCGGCCGGAGGGCATTCGGCAATGGCGCCACAAGGCGTCTCGGTCTCAACCAACCCCCGAAAGCCCGGACTAAGTGGGATAAACCGACTTTAGCTTCAACTACTAAAAGACTTCATCATGGAAACAGAAACGAAGCAAGAGGTGACGCAGCTGCGACACCTGGCGAACCTGGAGATGCTGAGCTCCATCACGAGCGAGTATCTGGTGCAGGTGATTCAGACTCTGGGCGTCATGCGCCAAGGGTACGAGCAGGCGCTGACGGAGGAGGAGCGTGAGGCGTCGGGTGAATATCAGGGGCTGCTGGCGCTGGAAGGCCTGGCCTGCGATGTGTATAAGGAGGCGACCGAGCACCTGAGCGAGCTCGACGAAGCCAAAGAATAAAATAACAACTACTTAAAACTAACAAGAAACATGAGTGCAACAAACACGAAGAGAGCGAAGAAGGTGGTCCTGACGGGTACCACCCGAGAGATGGCCGACGAGGCTTTTAATGAGTACGCATCGGCTGTGGCCGAGATTTCGAAGGTGACGGCCGAGATTGAACTGGAGTGCGTGCGTATCCGCAACGAGCGGGCTGCGCAGCTGGAGGCGCTGACGAAGCGCAGGGACGAGGCGTTCGATAACCTGCACGCCTACGCGACGGAGCACCAGGAGGAACTCTTCTCGAAGAAGAAGAGCCTGGATATGGCTCAGGGCACCATCGGATTCCGCACGGGTATGCCGAAGCTGAAGACGCTGAAGGGCTTCACCTGGGCGAGTGCGCTGCAGCTGGCGAAGGAGTTCCTGCCCGGCTACGTGCGCTCGACGGAGGAACTGG